GCCCACCCGGTGGTTGGCGGGCTGACCGTAGTGCAGTCCGAACCCCCAGTCTGGTTTGTTAATGTAGATGGATCGAGAATAGAACTTTCCACGAAACAGCTTCAAATGCAGGTCGAATTTCAGAGAGCCTGCATGGAGCAGCTCTATAAGATGCCCGCCAAGATGAAAGAGGCCGACTGGAGAGATCTCATACATTCGATTATGGTGGAGGCCACAAGGATAGAAGTACCTGACGAGCTAACCCAGAAGGGGTTGTTTGTGGAGCTGTTGGAGTCGTTCTGCACCTCGCGGATCGCAGCGCACAGCGCCGAGGAACTCTTCACCGGGAAGCCATGGACGGAGAAGGGACTAACCTACTTTAAGCTAGGCGCTCTACAGGATTTCCTGAAGAGGAACAACTTCCTGCAATATACGAGAGGGCAGATCACGGAGAGACTTAAAGAGATTAATACTATGTGTCCAGCTAACCAAATATTTTCAGTCAAGGATAATGCGGACAACTGGAGGCGAGTGCGTGTTTGGTGCGTACCGGAGATGTCTAGGATGGAGGTCGAGATACCTGAGAAGAAGTATACTGGCGATGAGCCCCCCTTCTGATGGATGCGGGGGCGTGTTGGGTAGAATGCCCATGGTGCGGAAAGGCAGTTTCGGACAATGCAATGCGAGACAATACTAGGTCCACCAGGGACAGGGAAGACACAAACTAACTCCAACCGTATACGAGATTGCATAGAGGAGGGCATTGATCCCGACAAGATAGCTTGCGTTTCGTTCACTCGTAAGGCTGTCAAGGAGAGCCGTGATCGAGTAGTGAGCGACTGGAACATTGACGAGGGGGACATGCCCTTCTTCCAGACCCTACATGCCATGGCCTACAGATCAGGGGGATACAGTTCTAGCGACGTAATGGGATCGGCGGACCTGAAGAAAGTGGGGAATGATACGGGCATTCTGTTTGGGTCAGGAGTGTCAGGGGTGGAGTCTGATTTTGACACACTGGGAGCCACTAAGGGGGACAGCTACATGGGTATGTATCACTTGGCCCGCAGCAAGATGATACCCTTGGAAGAAGCCTACCGGAGGCAGGGGAACCACAAGCTGAACTACACCGAGATGAAACATTTGGTGAGGGCTTACGAGAACTACAAGACGGCGCACCACAAGATAGACTTTACAGACATGATCGAAAACTTCGTAAGGTCTGACCACTGCCCCGACATAGAGGCTTTGTTTGTGGACGAAGCGCAGGATCTCTCCACCCTTCAGTGGTCCATGATCGACGTGCTACGGCGCAATCCGCGAATACAGGTATTTACGGGGGATGATGACCAAGCTATTATGAGCTTCCAGGGCGCTGATGTTGGTGCCTTCCTGAGCGCCACTGAGAAGAAAACCGTCCTTAGCCAGTCCTACCGTGTACCGGGATCTGTGTGGGCAACGGCGCAGGGTATTGTTACCCAAGTAGCCAACAGGGCACCTAAGAAGTGGTCGCCACGAGACGAGGAGGGTAGTGTCCGCTACCACAATGTTCTCCATGACATTCCTCTTGGGGAGGGGGACTGGTGCCTGATGGCACGAACAAACCGCATAGCATCGTACTATGCGGAGGAGCTGCGAAGCGAGGGGTGGGTCTATAGCCGCAAGGGATCACCCAGCATAGACCTCAAGACGTATGAGGCCATTATGGATTGGGAATCCTGGTGCAAGGGGGGTTATCTACAGCGGGGGAAGATTAGAAACATATACTCCTTTATGATAACTGGGAAGGGATTCAAGAAGGGTCATGGTCCGAGGTCCAGTGCCTTTGCTACGCTGGACAAGGAGGTCCATAATATGGATTACGCCACAGAAAATATGGGCCTCTTGATTGACGGTTCTGTACGGTGGCACGTGGCACTTGGCAAGATTGATTTAGATACGAAGAATTATGTCCTAAACGCACTTAGACGGGGGGACAACGTCAAGAGTCCGCGTATCAAGGTGAGCACAATACACTCCATGAAGGGTGGAGAGTCGGACAATGTTATTATAGCCCCTGACCTATCCTACGCTGCCCATAAGGAGTACCGTCATGACCCAGATACGGAGCACAGGGTGTTCTATGTGGCCGCCACGAGAGCCAAGAAGGCACTGCATATTCTTAACCCGCAAACGTACAGGTATTATGACCTATGAAACCTCAAGATATTCTAACCGAGGCTGCTTCCCTTGTGTCTGGGGATCGCGCTGTGTCCCACGGGGATTTTGTTGACCAGCATAAGAGGATAGCCAAACTATGGGGCACCTATCTGGGGACGGAGGTAACTCCGGCTAATGTGGCCTTCTGCATGGTCCTCCTGAAGGTATCCAGAGAGGAGCACGGGGCACCTAACCCTGACGACGGTGTAGATGCTTCGGCGTATACCGCGCTGTGGGCTGCGTTGGCACAGCAGAATGCGTGAAGACTTATTCGATGAGAAGGTCTGGTATCCGCCCGACCATTTGCCTGATCTCTCTAGGGAGAAGATCATCGCTGTGGACGTGGAGACCCGCGACCCTCACCTGCGAGACTTGGGACCGGGATGGACGCGAAGCGACGGGGAACTGATTGGAATAGCGGTTGCTTCCTCAGAGTGGAGTGCCTATCTGCCTATTGCCCATGAGGGCGGAGGGAACATGGCCAAGAATGTCGTTGTTTCATGGCTCCAAGACCAACTTAACCACGGGATGTCTGTGGTATTTCATAACGCGCAGTACGACCTTGGGTGGCTGCTATCCGAGGGTATCGAGGTAAAGGGAAAGATTCTTGATACGATGGCGGCGGCTCCAATACTGGATGAGAACAGATTCAGTTATTCGCTAAACGCTCTGGGATCGACGTATTTGGGGGAAAGGAAGAAAGAGGAAGATCTGAAGCGGGCGGCGAGCCAGCACGGAGTAGACGCAAAGTCAGAGATGTGGAAGCTTCCTGCGGAGCGGGTTGCCTTCTATGCAGAGGGTGACGCGACGTTAACCTTGAGACTGTGGCATAAGCTCCATGAGAGAATACTTGCCGACAACTGCGGTCAGATACTGGAGATGGAGCTATCGTTATTGCCACTGGTCTTCGAGATGAAGAGAAGGGGCGTTAAGATAGATTTGGACAAGGCCGAGCAGACGAAGGCTTATCTATTGTCCAAGGAGAACCAGCTTCTGAAAGAGCTATACGACGAGACAGGTGTGTCCATAGAGCCCTGGAATGCACAGAGTCTCGCCAAGGCATTCGATAAGCTCGGCCTGACCTACCAGAGAACGGAGAAGTCAGAAGCCCCCAGCTTCACCAAGCATTTCCTGAAGACACATGACCATCCGGTGGCGAAGAAGATTCTGGAGATCAGGGAATACAACAAGGCCAATACGACCTTCGTCGATACAATCCTTGGCCACCAGCACAACGGTCGTATCCACTGCCAATTTAACCAGTTGCGTTCCGATGAGGGCGGAACGGTGTCTGGAAGATTCTCGTCAAGTCACCCTAATCTACAGCAGGTTCCCTCCCGGCATCCAGAGATCAAGGGGCTAATTAGAGGGTTATTCCTGCCGGAGGATGGCTGCCGGTGGGGAAGCTTTGACTATAGCTCTCAGGAGCCTAGATGGCTGATGCACTACGCCTCTCTAGCTCCCGCAACGAGGGACAATGAGCGGGTGTTGGAGATTGTGCAACAATATCAGGACTCTGATGTTGATTTTCACCAGATCATGGCGGACATAGCTGGGGTGGACAGGTATCAGGCCAAGGTTATTAACCTTGGCACAATGTACGGCATGGGGGTGGGTAAACTGGCGCAGACCTTGGGGGATATTCCATTCGAGTCGGCCAAGGAGATACGTCGAGAGTATGACGAGAAAGTTCCTTTCATCAGGACGCTGGCGTCATCAGTCATGTCTGCCGCGTCTAACCGTCGAGAGGTGAGGACTCTGCTCGGTAGGAAGTGTCGATTCCCAATGCGGGAGCCACGAGGATTCTCACGGGAATCCAAGACCATCCTCCACGCAGATAAGCTAGAGGAGCAGTGGAACGAGATACTGAGTCTCCCGTTGGAAGAACGTGAGGCGAAGTGGCACGAAAAAAATCCTGAGAGGTTTCAAGTGGCCTTTGTATATAAGGCGCTCAACAGGCTAATACAGGCTTCTGCGGCGGATCAGACCAAGAAGGCTATGCAGGATTGCATCGACCGTGGTCATTGGCCCATGCTCACGGTTCACGATGAGCTGTGCTTCTCGATAGAGAGCGATGATCAGGTCTCCGAGATCAAGAACTTGATGGAGACCTGCGTCCCAGATATGAGAATACCCTCCAGAATAGATGTAGGTCTGGGGGACAACTGGGGGTTGGCGAAGTAGTCCTACCGCGAGAGGGTCGATCTACGTTTAGCAGCTCTCATTTAGCCATCTCCCCCTGACAGCAGTCCCCGTCAGTCACGCATTTGCAATCGGCGCACTGGTAGTGTCCATGAACAAAGGTCTTAGGCTTATCGCAGCCACAACTAGGACATCGGAGATGCCCCCCGTAATTTCCTCTCCTCGGCTTCTCGGAGTTGTTCTGACATGACACTCTGTTGACCATAAGACCCACTCCTAATAAGATTTGACCACCCCGCCCCGAATACATCCTCTAAATCCATAAGCGACCGAATGGACTCGGCCAGACCCGTCTTGGTAGGCTCAACGATGCCATCATCAACCATTCTTTGGGCCTCTCGCAGTTGCGCATCGGGGCCTAGCCTATACCCTAGTTTCCGTGCTGGTCGGGTGGCTACCTTATAGTACCACGGGCTTCTCAGCACAGCCGCTAGTGCTTTCAATCCACCATAAGTGCCCGCCGTAGCAAGTGGTTGAAAAAACATCGCCCCAAACATCAACGACTTGGCCATAGCCGCAGCCGTTAGGGCAGCCTTTCCCTGGGCTTCTTTCCCCGACAATTGAGCAATATTCTTTGCCAGGTTATCTGCGTTAGCTACAAATTCTGTGCCCCACAACGCCGTAGCCTTGTCCCTCCCAAAGTTAGTTATTGCCTTCTTTACTTCCTTGGCCATCTTTCCGTCAGTCACGGCCTTGATAAAATCTGGGGAGAGCGATTCTTGGTAAACTCCAGAGGCATCCATCGTCCTTACGGTGGATGATATTGGGTCGCCAATAGAGCTTATTAGCTTAGCCAGTGCTCGGTCTTTAACATCTTCCATGGCCGGAGATTTAGCGCCTAATACCTTACCGGCCATACGGATGGTGTCAGTATTGACCATGACCATTCCCATTACCTTATCTGCCTCCCCTGATTCTACTGCCTTCGTAAGATTTCCGCGAAACAAGTTTATGGTTTCTCCCGTTAACTCTTTCTGCTTTGTCGTCAACTCTTGGAATTCCTTAACCATCTCCGCTACAGGTAATTTGCTCTCCAGTACCTCTTGTAGAAATTTTCCTGAGGAAGCATCAACCGTAATAGAGAGTCCTTTCAGGGCCCCTACGACGGATTCATAGTCCCGCCCAAATAGGACCTTAGCGGTTTGCCCTAAGCCCTTGATCTTATCCAGTAACTTAAGTGGATCTACCTTGGACTCTACGTTTAGTACACCCTCGAATTGGTCCGTAGCACGCCTCATCCACGCGCTGGCTAAAGCACCCCGCACGACATCATGGTAGCCTTCTCCCTTATCCCGAGCCGCAACCACCCTTGCATCAAACTCCTGCATTTTTTCAT